CCTGATTCGCCACGTAATTGATGAGCACGGCCAACCGGTTACGAAATTACACGGATTGCGCATGCTAAACCCGCTGATATTCACAAAGTTACCGTTAGCCAGCGCTGACAGCACGAACGTCGCCAGAAATATCGGCATTGATAAAGCCTGGTCAGGAACGTATGCGCCGGCCAGCAAAGAGACGCGCGCCGCATTAATGGTCGAGCGCATTGAATCGTATAACAGCCCCGGTTCTCTCGCGTACTGCGAACAGCGTGACCGGTTCAATATGCAACTGCAATTGGCAGTTTAAGGACTAACCAATGACCACTATTACCAAAGAATGGCTACAGCAGACCATCGCTGAATTTGAAAATACTCGCGACGATATTCCGTTTGGCCTCGACGATGATGACGCCAAAATTCTGAAGGTGCTGAAGCAGGCGCTGGCATCGCTGGATGCTGAGCCCGTGCGATACCTGAACAAATTTTCCGGTACATGCGTGACGTTAGAGCAGCAGCCAAATGCTGCAGATGATGTTGCCGTGTATATGCCGTTATATGCTGCCCCGCCAGTGCAGGAAACAGGCATTTACAAGGATATGCTCAATATCATCAGCCTGCTGGAAAAAAACGAATGGGCTGAACACTGCACGAGTACAGTTTTAGGTTCACTCCTGGAGTCAGAAATAACGCGTTTGGTTGGCAAAGAGCAGTCAGCGCCGGTAATTCCGGATGGTTGGATAAGCTGTAGTGAGCGGATGCCTGTAATTGGCGAGCTAAATTGGAGAACTAGTTTTCCTTTACTGGTTACGTGTGAGATCGGCGTTATACCTGCTTATTACGGCTTTGTGAGAGTTAATGGGAATAAGCATTATGGTTTTATGGAGAGTCTTAAATATGGAGATGATAGCGGCAACCATCCTCAAACTAATGAATATGACCTGATTAGCAATGTCACACACTGGATGCTGCTGCCGGAACCGCCGCAGGAGGTTAACCGTGGCTAACCTGCAACTTGCCGTTAAAGGTGAATACTTCGATGCCATGATTTGCGGAGAGAAAACTGAAGAGTATCGTCTGTGTAATGACTACTGGAATAAGCGAATTATGTTCCGGGAATATGACCGCCTGATTATCACAAAAGGATATCCGAAGCGCGACGATTCCAGCCGTAGAATTGATGTTCCGTATGACGGATATGAAGTGAAAACAATCACACATCCCCACTTCGGAGATAAACCGGTAAAGGTGTACGCGATAAAGGTAAATATTGATGGCTAAATCAGCAGCAGAGCGCAACTAACAATCCTCGCACTCGCGGGGATTTATTTTATATGAACTCGCTACGGCGAGTTTTGTTTTATGGAGATGATTATGGTCTGTTCAACATTCAACCCTCTAACGTTACAGAAATACCAGCCAGACCCTGAAGATTTATGCTCACTGTGTGGCGGAAATCATGGCAAATCCGCCATGATCGAATGTAAGGACAAAATCCACATTTGCCTTAATTGCGTTGATGTCCTCGTTGATATCAAAAATGAGAGAGAAGATAAAAAGCGTAGCGAGGCTGTTCGCGCCTTAGATTCATGGATGCGAGATGGGTATAGTGCCGCGCAAATTTATGACTTAGCAATATCAAAAGGCGAAATACCAGGAGTGCGCATCGAATAAGACGTAACCAATATTCGAATTAAAGAACTGAAAGAACACCAAGCCGCCTGATGGCGGTTTTTTATTGGAGACAAGAAATGTCAGATTTGGCTATGAAGGTTTTGAAATGGCAATCGACTGGCGATGTCGGCATCAGTAGCACAACTCTTGCCTCAATCGCATGTGGACTGAAAAAGAATATCTATGGTCATAGCTTCGGTGCTCCACATGACGCAGCCGATTTCAGACGATGCGTTGCACTTGTTGAGCAGATTCCAGAAATCAGAGATTCATTCGACAAGGTTGCAAAGCGCGTTCAGGCATTCAAAGGAATCCTCAACGAATGGGATTCCCTTGTTGCTCTATTGAAGTCTGAAATGAAGACGTACGGAAACAAAGCGCCAGAGACTTACAGAAGAATCAGCGAGCTACGCAAGGACTAACTATGGAATCACACAGCCTCACACTCGATGAGGCCTGTGCATTTCTCAAGATATCCCTTCCCTCCAAGTTCGATTCCCAAACCGGAGATAAAACCTATGCGCGAATTACGCGATGACTCGCTTGTTGACTTGAAGTTCATGATGGAGGATTCTGGCATGGGTAAAACGTTCATTTACTCAGAAATCAAGAAAGGTAAATTGCCTTCCCCGCACAAAATCGGCAGCGCATCCAGGTGGGTTTATGCCGACTATCAAAACTGGAAACGCAGCCACTTCTCACCCCTTCAAAATGTCTCATGAATTGCCTTTGTGGGCATAAATGCGGGCATAAAATTCTTCACTTCTGTAATTCATCATAAATCCCCTGCACTTACGACATTCATTAGGTGTCTGCAGGGGACACCACTTTTCCGTTCTCCCTCGTCCGTAACAGTTCTCGAATCCCTTTTATAATCAGCATCTCCACTCAATATTAGTTCTTAGGCGTTCGTAGCAGATCGTTGACTACCGCACAATAATGCGGGCATATTGTGGGCACATGCTAAAATGACCACGGATTTATGCCCACATGCTCACGGTTAAGCAAATTGACGCAGCAAAACCTGCAGAAAAATCATATCGCCTTGCTGATTCTGGAGGCCTGTTCCTGTTCGTACCTCCATCAGGCAAAAAGGTGTGGCGAATGCGCTACCGGTTCGAAGGAAAGGAAAAGACGCTGGTCATCGGACCGTACCCGCAAATCTCGCTTACCGAAGCCAGGGCAAAACAATCTGACGCGAAAATGAAGCTGCTTGCTGGCGTGGACCCATCAGAACAGAAACAGGCTATAAAGAAGAAGGAAAAGGAAGAAGTAGCTGATTCGTTCGGTGATATCTTCAGGGAGTGGCATGCTCATAAATCGAAGGTATGGTCGAAAGGATATGCTGACGAAATGATGAACATGTTCACTGACGATATATTGCCGCTCATCGGGCATCTTAGAATGGAAGAGGTGGAGCCGATGATGCTACTGAAGGTGATCAGGCTATTTGAGGACAGAGGGGCGATGGAACGTGCTGATAAGGCTCGGCGCAGGTGTGGCGAGGTTTTCAGCTACGCAATAGTAACCGGAAGAGCTAAATATAATCCGGCTCCAGACCTTGTTGGGGCAATGAAGGGTTACAGAAAAAACAACTACCCTTTCCTCCCTATGCATCGCATTCACGAATTCCAGAGGGCGCTGAATGGGTATGGAGGCTGGGTTATAGGTAAGATTGCTGCTCAAGTTCTTCACTATACAGCAATGCGAACAGTGGAGTTACGTTCGTTGGTATGGTCAGGAATTGACTTTGAAAACAGGCTGATCACCGTTGACCCTGAAGTCATGAAAGGAAGAAAACTGCATGTCGTTCCAATGTCAGAGCAAGTTACAGCGCTTTTCAAATTCCTGCAACAAATCACCGGACAGTACGAACTTTGCTTCCCGGGAAGGAATGACAGGAAGAAGCCAATCAGCGAAAATGCCGTCCTTGGTGTAATCCGCGGCATAGGATATGAAGGGCAGACATGCGGACACGGTTTCAGACATCAATTCAGCACGGTACTCAACGAGAAGCACTGGAACAGCGACGCAATAGAGATGCAGCTGGCACACGTAAGCGGCGGGACGCGCTCAGTTTACAACCATGCTGCATATCTGGCTACCCGCAGAGAAATGATGCAATTTTGGGCGGACTGGCTTGATGAGAAGGTGCCATAAAAATGTAACAAAAGTCTCGCAAATCGGTTAAAAGTCTGTGTTTACCTATTTTTTATCACTCTCTTGCGTCACAGGTCGATCGTTCACTGCTCAAATGCTAAACTTCCGGCCTCCAAGAACTCATTGTTTTTTATAATGCTAAAGTTATTCGCTAAGTACACATCGATAGGCATCCTGAACACGCTCATACATTGGGTTGTTTTTGCAGTATGCCTCTATGGTTTGCATACAAATCAGGCGCTGGCGAACTTTGCCGGGTTCGTAATTGCTGTTTCGTTCAGCTTCTTTGCAAACGCCAGATTCACATTCAACGCATCAACCACAACTATGCGTTATATGCTATATATTGGTTTCATGGGAACATTGAGTGCTACCGTTGGATGGGTTGCAGATAAATCCGCATTTCCACCAATCATTACTCTTATCACTTTCTCCCTCATCAGCCTGATATGCGGATTCATTTATTCAAAGTTCATTGTCTTTAGGGATGCGAAATGAAAATCTCGTTAGTCGTTCCGGTCTTCAATGAAGAGGCCACGATACCAATTTTTTATAAAACGGTTCGCGAATTTGAAGAGCTGAAACCGTATGAAGTTGAGATTGTTTTCATCAACGACGGAAGCAGGGACTCCACTGAGTCGTTAATTAACGCTCTGGCACTGTCCGATCCGCTTGTCGTTCCCCTGTCATTCACCCGTAATTTTGGCAAAGAGCCTGCTCTGTTCGCAGGACTTGACCACGCCACGGGTGACGCAGTAATTCCGATCGATGTCGATCTGCAGGACCCTGTCGAGGCCATCCCGCACCTCGTCAAAAAATGGCAGGCTGGCGCAGACATGGTGCTGGCAAAGCGAACTGACCGCTCAACGGATGGACGACTGAAACGCAAAACGGCTGAGTGGTTTTATAAGCTGCACAATAAAATCAGCAATCCAAAAATTGAAGAGAATGTCGGTGATTTCCGGTTGATGAGTCGCGAGGTTGTCGAGAACATCAAGCAGATGCAAGAACGCAACCTGTTTATGAAAGGTGTTTTGTCATGGGTAGGCGGCAAGACTGACGTGGTTGAATACGCCCGCGCTGAACGCGTGGCCGGTGATTCGAAATTCAACGGCTGGAAGCTGTGGAATCTGGCACTTGAAGGTATCACCTCCTTCTCAACCTTCCCCCTGCGTATCTGGACTTACATTGGGTTAGCTGTTGCCGGTGTGGCATTTCTGTACGGCGCGTGGATGATATTCGACACTCTGGCATTCGGTAACGCCGTGCGGGGGTATCCGTCACTGTTAGTTTCAATCCTGTTTCTCGGTGGTATCCAGTTAATCGGCATCGGTGTACTCGGTGAATATATTGGAAGGATTTACATTGAAACCAAAGCAAGACCTAAATATATTTTGAAGAGGAATAAATGAATAACAAGTTGACGATGAAGGCAAAATTATTTTTGTCTGTGTTCGTACTTTTTAGTTTCATCTACTGCCTGTCACTTGCTTTAAAAAGTGGAATCACTTCGGATGCAGCATCAATGTATCTTGAAGCTCTTGATATGGCTAATGGAAACTGGTTGTTACACGGCTGGACCCTTTCAACAGTTCCATTTTATTTCACTGAGACATTATGGTATGCCGTTCTTATAAAGATAATTGGTTACCATCAAAGCACTATGTGGTGGGCACCGGTTTTAGTTTATACCGTAGTTATTTTAATTGCGTCACTACTTATAGCCGATAAAAATAACAAAGTTATCGGTGTACTTGCGTTACTGATGTGTGTTTCAATGCCATCACCTCTTGCTTCAGGTCTTACGCTTGCCATGTGTATTCACGTCGGATGCTTACTTTCATCCCTGTTGTGTGTTTATTTGGCAAACAAAAAAAACAGCATTTACCTTATTGCTGTGCTGTTTATTTCAAGCCTTGCTATGTATAGCGACCCTATGTATCTATATACTTTTGCTGCTCCTTATTTGGTAGCAACAGGGATTGCTGCATACAACATGAAAAAGTTAGAAAATATAAGACTCATATTTGTAATTATTTTATCCATTGTTATAGCAAAAATAATATCATATCTTACAGTTTCTAACGGCATACTGGTAACGCCAGGAACATTACCCCCCAAATTTGTTGATTATAATAACATTCTGCATAACTTGGATCTATTTATTCAGGGTATTATCAACTACTTTGATGCTTTTATCTTTGGGAGAGAAATTGGAGTTGAATCTTCTTTTTATGCAGCAAGGTTTGTTATCATGGTTACATGGTTTGTCTTGCTTGTTATTTCCGCACGGAAATTATTCAATAAATCCTTACTTGATAATTATCTAATAATCTCAACTGTGTTATTACCAATTGCTTACATTGCAAGCAATATGGTGGTAGATTTAGCAACCACTAGATATTTAGTATTCTCTTTCATTACAGGATCAATTTTGATTGGTAGGCTTATTAACACCACTTCAATAAAAAAATTATATATCTGTATAGCATTTGCAGTACTTTTTGTTTGTAATTACAGCCCCATCGCATTCCATAAACCTAACGACCAATCCAGTCAATTAGCTGATTATATTTATGATAATAATCTAGGCGACGGTTACGGAACTTTCTGGGTTGCATCATCAGTTACAGTGAGGGGTGATAATAATGTTCGCCCTGTAGCGTATGATGGAGAAAATGGAGAGGCCTTTCACTGGTTGTCTAAGAACACCTGGTATAGGTTTAAATCTCGATATGTTATCTTAAGCAATAGCAATGACATATCTAAAGTAGCGAGACAGTTTGGTGAGGATTATGAAACTGTCAATATTGGTAATGCACATATGGTCATATATAAAGACAAAAGAATCATTTTCTGAAAAAATACAGCCCACCGTTTAAGGTGGGCTTACTAACTATGAGGTTATATTAAGTCCCTCTTGCTTATTAGATGCAGAGTTAACATATTGACTTGATGCGTTTCCGGTGCATACGTTGCCATAAGAAACTATGCGATCCCCCTCGATATGAATGCCCTCTTCCTGCGCTGTTGGGAACGAACCTAGTGGAGTTCCACAGCAGGTGTTGCCAGAGACAGTTAGTTTGCTGCTTATCCCTGAGTCACTCTGGATGCTAATTCCTCTGTTTTTGTTATCGTTGCAGTTGTTGTTAGAAATCGTTCCAAAATTGCATACTTCAACTGATATACCGTGAGTTCCATTAAAATACACGCTGTTCTCTACAACATTTATATCATTACACCCAATGAGCACTACTCCAGGCTGATTAAGAACCCTTCCTGTGCTGACCCAATTGTTAGATATATCAGGGTAAACCACATCCAGCATAATTACCCCGGAGGAATCATTTGAATCAATGTCACATCCCGTTACCTTCTGAACTCCAAACTCTACATTGGGATAAGCGCCTTCATCTTTATGATGCAAGAGACCAGCATCACGGTTGTAATATACAATACAATCCCTGAACCATACAGAAGGAAGGCCAATAGTTCTGGCTCCTACTCCAGCGCTTCGTGATATAAAGCATTTGTGGAATATCACCCATGTCCCAATTGTTCCCTGAGGATCGACTTTCGGCGTATTAAGGATATTCTCTCCTCCTAATGATCCCGAGAATTCACAGGAATCAATAAACCAGTTTGAAACACCATCAAACCATGAGCCAACCCCGCCACGGAATCGACAATCCCGCATGTTGCCGTTAGTGGTGAAATAAGTATGGAATGCGCGATGCCCGTCTACAGGATAAACATTAACGCCTTCCCACGATATACCGTCAATTCTACCATCCCACTGATCATTACGTGAACAGTGAACAATAAAGTCTGTTGCCTCTGAATCGTTAATTTCGTACAGATTGGTTAAATTACCGCGCACAATATACGTATCTGTAAGGGTAAAAAACTTCGTATAAATATCACCAGCCGGAAAGATAAGCGCCCCCGTAGCCGCAGCGGCTAAAATATACGCCTTATTATCAAACGCACTCCCGGCGTTCGGCACAACACCAAATTCAGTAGCATCACCCGGCCCCGTGATACGTTTCCACGCATACGTAGAGCCAACCGCAATAGTGCCACCATCGTCCGTTAAGCCAGTTTTATCGACGCACTGAAATACGCCAGCACCATAACCCTGATGATCTGTATGCCAGCCTGTGAGTAGGGCGTAATCGCCTATCTCATTTGAATTATCATCACGCATTTCCTGGAATGATTTGAATTTTAATTCTAGCTTGTTCAATGTGTCATATACGTTACTGTCTTTATACCCTACTTTTTTAGATCCATCAGGAGTGGATAATTCTTGCCGCAACTGATCGGGGTCGTATTTAAGAATATTTGGAAAGTAGAACTGCTGAGAGCCGTATGCGTCATATACAGCCATAGAATAGCCTTCTACTGTTACAAATTTGGCAATCTGACCATTGTATACAGGGTATCCGGCAGCATTGATGATAAGTGGTTGGGAAACAGGAACATGAGTTCCATCTTCATTTTCAATGTATACCGGAATCTGGTTTTCCGGATTGACCGGGTCAGTATCAATTTCCCCTATATAAATTTTCCCATTCGCGTTCGCTTTGAATGAGCGAGCCAGTGTGAATAACTGCGCTGGCTGACTAACAACAATATTTGGTACGATATCTGGCATTTACTTTGCTCCGGGCGTAGCAAAGCCGCACAAGCTAAAACTTGCGCAGCGTTGGTTTGATGTGGTTAGTTATTTACTACTCTTGAGAATTCATTCCACTAATAGTGGCAACAATTCCTGCTCTCGAAAGGCGGTTGAATTCTTCATTACCTACAGCATCACGAATTGCTTTTACGGCGGTTTCATTAGCCATGAATCTACGCTCAGCCGCCGCCAATGCCTCCTTACTCGCCCCTGATTTGACAGCCGTTGCTGCTTCCTGAACGGCCCTTTCAATCGCGAAGCGTCCACTTCTTGATAGCGATATTTTTGAAACGATGCCTTTCAGTCCCGCTCCAGCCAACGCCCCGGCAGCAGCGCCAGCAATCCCTCCACCTGCACCGCCAACAACAGCACCTGATGTGGAGTTGGCTATAGCATTGAGGACAGTGCTGGTTACGCTGGACAGGCCCGAGTCAAGGTTTCTAAGTACGTTTGCGGTTCTCCCGGTCCTTTCTATGTACTGCTGTGGTTTTACTGCGGCCCTTGCTAAGGTTCCATAGGCATCAGCAATACGCCCTAAATCTGGCGAGTATCGGCTGATAGCCTTCACATTTTGGGGGGTGAGAATGGTTGCGATGTGGTTAATCCCAGCCGCATCAGCTTTACCCCCACGCACCCCATGTGATATTGCATCCTGCAACATTGAAGAAATGGCAGGCACACGCTCTGATTCTGGCAGCGAGCGAATCATTGAATGAAATCCTGACGGACCATTCAATCCCTTTGCAGATGATGTCTGAAGCGCCTTCACGCCATTAGTTATCAGTGCGTCTGTGGCTAGATCGCGCCCGAAAACCGACTCTGCACTCTCTTGCGCTGATAAGCGAGCTTTAGAAAGTTCATTAGCTTTCATCCAGTCATCAAGAAAACCACCTTTATCAGCAATTGTACGCATATCATCAGTTATTGCGCGGCGGATTTCTCCTGCTCGCCTGGCCGCATTTGCCTCTCCGCTACGCATATACTTCTGTTCTGCATCGGCAAATTTTGCCCTCCATGCCTTCATGCCATCAAATGTAACGCCACCTTGATTATTAGCCTGAACAAATTGTTTCATCTCTGGCGTAAGAGGTATTCCTGCCGAGCGCTCAGACTGGATGACGGCATTCCCATTTGACATTCTTGCTTTGTGATTTGGCATTGTTGAGCGAATATCACTCCATGCGGATCTCTCAGCTTCCCTCATCTGGTCAAGATTCTGTATTACTCGCCGCTTAATGGAAGCACTTTTCTCTGAAGATGTGCCAGCCGCTGCTCCAAGCTCATCCAGATTTGCAGAAAGCTTCGATGCAATTTCATTAAACGCAGCTTGATGTGCATCCTGAACCACACCCGGAGTGGATGCTAACGCACCTTCTGCCTGTGCAATCCCGCGACTTCCTGATCTCATGCCGGGGGTTAATGTGCTCACATCTACACCCGCATTTTCAGCAGCCCTCGCAATATCGTCAGATACGTTTGCCGCCTGACTTGCAATGGCATCCCTGCCAGAAGCAGACCTTGCAAAACGAGAAACATCATTAGCTGAATCAATAGCAGCAGAGCCTAGCGGTTGCGCTGCTCTCGGCGAGATTAGGCGCCCCAAACCCGATAATGCCCCCTGTGCCCCAAGGTTAATGGCCGCGTTAGTTGCAGCATTTTTGGCAAAGTCTCCCTGCTGGTTAGAGGCATCTGCCAGTGATCCGATGGCCATGTTTCCGGCAACTCCGGCGCCAGGTATAAGATAGCCACCAATAGTCTCCCCCGCTTGTGCATAGGGGTCTGTAGGGCGGTCTACAGGACGATAAACATCATCCAGTACCTTTGGACCACCCAACCCCTGACTAATGGCGTTAATCAGGCTGGCACCACCCTGCAATACATCAAAAGGTATGTTTACCAGCCCGCGTCCAGCCTGCTCGGCGATTTGTCCTGCGCCCTGCCCGCCAGTCAGGAAATCACCGGCACGCTGCATTAATGATGGTTCTGTCTGCTGTTCTGCTGGTTGTGTTTCTACTGCCGATGCCTGCCCAGAAAAATACTCATCAATGGCGGCACCAATATCCTCAGTGCTTGTACCATCAGGAAAGGTGAATGTCTTACCGTTTGCAGTTACTTTCATCATTCCACCGTGAATTGAATGCCGGATTTAGACGTGTAGCTTCCTCCGACTGATTGCTGAGTCGCTGGCTGCTGCCTTGATGATTTCTGCCCACCATTACCAACATCAACGTTGTACTGCTGGTTATAATTGTTGGTGTATTCCTGTATCTCACGAATAGACTGCTGCATAGCCTCCGGGCTTGAGTAGTCAACTTGCGGCATCCCCTGAAAATACATCTTCGCTTCTGCAATGGTGTTGATACCGCTAGCGCCCATATCTCTTGCTGCTGCCACGCCCTGATTCTGCATTCTTCCCTGAATACGTTGTGCGGAGTTATATAACCGTCGTTGTTCTTTGCCTGTGAGTCGGCTGCGAACATCTGCACCGATTGCCGGATTTCCTGATCCGCCAGTCATGCCAGTCATGAAATCGAGAGCAGAAGCATCTGCATTTGCGATTGCGTCAATGTCTTTCTTCATCGCGTAGTTCTGTGCGCTTGCCGCAGACGTTGGAGGTGCTGCAATAGCACTTGCCGGGACACGAACCATATTGCCGTTATCGTCAATACCTTCGTAAAATGCATTAGTCCCTGCGCCGTGAAGTTTTCCGTCAATGTTGACTGTTCTACCATCTGCAAGCTGAACGACCCTATTCCCGTCGACTCCTGATATCGTTCTGGAGTTTGCCCTTTGCATTGCCAAATCCTGGCCGCGGCGGGCTGTAAAGGCTGACATGTCTTGTCCGCGCATAGTAATATTTTGCCCGCGAGCCTGAAGTCCTTCCCCTGCTTTATTGCTGCGGATTGTTTCAGCAAGTCTACCTCGGTCAATCTCGCGACCTGTCAACTTGTCCTGAATATCAAAATACTTTTCTGGTCCTACCGCGTGCATCCCAATAAGGTCTGTTAATTGCGTGAAGCCTTCAGGGCTTTGTTGATATGTCTGCCATGCCTGTTCAGGAGATACGCCAATTTGCTGCAGTGTATTCTGGTGAGTGGTAAGCTCTCGCATCACCGCTTCAGGCCCCTGAGCGGCAGCAATATTCAATCGTGCAGACATATCGCCCATCGCCTGATTTCTGTCAGCATCAACAAACCCCATTCCTTGACGAATTGTTTCAATCTGGTCTGGGTTCGTGGCCGCGAGTTGACGCAAGGCGTCGCGATCACCTGCCGCATAAGCCTGACCGAAAGCTTTTTGAAAGTCAGAAAGCTTCTGAGCAGCCTCATTCTGCTGTATTTCCTGACCAACTGCACCAAGACCCTGAGCAAGTTGAACTCCAACGTTTGGGCGCTGGCTAAAGTCGTAGTTTGATAGTGATGGCTGCCCGGGCGCGTTTTGGTTTGCCACCTGCATTGATGGCAGTCCGGCGAGTTGAAATGTAGCCACGATAACTCCTTAGAAGAGTGAGCCAAGCAATCCGATACCAGCACCGATACCAGCGCCCCATGGCGTGGAAGTACCTAACAGGCTTGCAATACCAGCACCTGCAAGCGCACCACTCGTACCTCCGCTAATGGCACTTCCAAGCGTGGATTGACCAGAACCCTGAGAGCGGATAGCCGCCATCTGTTGTGCGAGATTACCTGCGTTATTTGCATAGTTCTGTCCTGCCGATGCCTGGCCTGCTGCCGCAGACTGACCAATGTTTAACAGGTTGCCATAGTTTTGCATCTGTCCGGAAAGCCAGTTTTGCCCAAGCGTTGGTGCAATGGCCGCCAGTTGGTTTGATGTCGCAGTCGAGCCAAGTCCACCTGTCGCCTCGGCGGCATTAAGGCTTTGATAGCGAGCCTGATCAGCCAACTGTTTATACTGGTCTGAGTTGTAATACTGATTGAGAGCGCTGTTCTGACCTTCCAGCGTTGATAGCTGCTGAATCTGCTGGAGAGCCGGCAAACCTGCGGCGGCGTAAGGTGCCAACTGCTCCATCACACGATTGAATTGTTGGTTTTGCAGGTCTGCTGCGTACTGTGTTGCTTTTGCGGCTTCTTTTGCCCCGCTGCTTGATGAGCCACCTTTACCGCCTTTTTCAGGATAATAAGGTTCCTCACCGCGCAGTTTCCTGCCCAGCTTAAATGCATATAACATGGCTATCTCCCGTGATTCAGGAAGTCGATTAGTTCTTCGCGTGTGGCGCTGTAAAACGTCACGTCATCCACGCCTTTGAAGTATTTCTTGATGGTTCCTACACGCTTAAGGCCAATCATTGCGCAGTACATCTGACCGTGGCGAAATTTGCGTGCAGCAAATGATGTAACGCACTGAACGGTGGTGTTGGCGAGAATGTATCGCCAGAACATCAGCCCGATTTCCTTACTGAATCCTCTAATCTCAGGCAGATACATGGCGTGGCAGTCAAAGGTCAGCGGCTGAATCTCGTTGTAATACACGATGCCACCGAACTGACCATGTACGTTCACTTCGAAATAGCGGCACTCAGGCTTGTAGTCGTATCCGTCACCGTTGTTACTCCCGGCGATGATGTCGGGATGGTTGCCGACCGTTTCTATCAGGTCGATGTTTCGTGTTGGAGTGAATGTAATCATTAATCAATCAACCCGTGTGCACGCAAGGCGTCTTCCAAAGCCTTAGTGCGCCGACGCTCAGCAATTAGAGCATTGGCTATAGCCTGGATTTCAGATTGCGTGTAAGTATCGCTAACGGTGAATGTCAGGTCAGCATCGAATGCGCCTTTATTAGTCGTACCTGTTGCCGCGGTCCATCCAGTCTGCCGAGCGCCAACAACTTTTGTACCGTTAACAGAATAACTTCCTGATACGTTAAGGGATGAGGCAAGAGTTTGTGTTCCTGTTCTGCTGAGTGAAACATAATCAACGATTATCTCTGATACCTTACCGTCGATATCCTCAACTTTTATTTTCAGTCCGTTAACATCATTCTCTATTTCAAGAAGCTTTACTTTTATTCCTGAAATATCCTTTTCTGTTTTTGTAATTCTTTTTTCGTGCTTATCAAGAATCACATCCTGCTCATCATTTCTGACCTGCGCATCATAAGCACCGCTTCCGGCCTGATTTGCCTTTCCTGCAATGGAGCCAACATCAGCCCCCTGATTTATGACGTACAGCAGGTAAGACTGACTGAATATGTTGCGAGGGAGAATAGATGCATCAATGCGTGTAGCCTGAACCACGACAGGATTATTAAGTGACGGGTCTGCCATATTTTACTCCAGACGAATTTGACACCCGGATAGTGTTACTGGTGATTTTGTGATTACCCGCAGTTTGAATCCGATTAATCGACGAATACGACCTACACGCTTCCATAAAACTCTCTTGTCGTACACAAACGGCTCATTCTGCTCAATCATCTGTTCGCGACCGTAATTGATTCCGTCTGTGGTTGCAGACAGAAACAGTCGGTCAGCATATTGAGCAACACCAGTGGATGATTCAACCTCAAGGTCGAAGCATCTGGCGTTATCTGCCTTGAAGAGGGGCGTAAACAACAGGTGTTCTTGCTGCTTGTCGTACTGACTACTGATGTCGAATTGCAACTGCCCCGTCACCGCTTCTGACTTGTCGCCACACGTAATCTGGTTGCCTTCGTACATGAAATCGATGGCGCGATAAACATCGTCGTATAAACCGGTTTTCAGTACGCACCATTGCGGCCCGTTCTGGCTTGATGAGGCATCGTAAACCAGCACATGACGCGGGAGATGGATAATCAGCAGTTCATGCGAATCGAACCTCAACGCTTCCATCACCCCGGTTGCCAGTTCATCAGCCGTGTATGAGCGGATAATTTTCTCAATACTGGCCGTCGCAATTGGTGAAGCCTGCCCTGACCCGATGATGTAAACGGAAGGTGCGCCAGTAGCCGGGTGACTGATGAATGCATATGAATCAGCGAACGGCGTTTTGCAGTATGTTCCGGCAATACCCTTCTGCACCATTAGAGATGGATGAGCAACGTAAAGCGCTGCGCCTGCTGTGGTTGCTCCGGTAAGCGAGAAATACTCTATCGTCGACGAGCCAAAGCAGACGATGAAATCTCGCCATGAACCTATGCCAATTATCCCGTCAGGTTGCGATTCTGCGTGATATTCTGCACTGTAGCGGTCAGGATGCGATTCATCTTCGAGGTCAGTGATAAACCATGAATCAGTGCCGTCTTTTGACCACGCATAACGCCCACGTAAGCGCGTAATGTCACGCACTGAACCTAACTCATACTGCGTGAATCCGCTGTCTGCAGGCCAGTTTGAGACGGTTTTAACCGTGCCATCATAGCGATACTCGACCAGTTGACCATTAACGCCTACCGCCTGTGATGTCCGACCATGTGCCATTGATACGCGACCGCTTCCAGCTACATCACCTACTACGGTTTCCCCTTTGTAGAGCTTACTGCCTAAAACGCGATATACAGCGTTCTGAGCGGTATTGTATTCAACACCACGCGATACACCATTTACATCGTTGCGCTTCGCTATGCCGGGGAATGAGCGTAAATAACCCGATGAGTTGAGGACTTCTTTCGGTGTAGCCAACATATTGATTGGTAGGTAATCAATATAGTCGGCATTCTTGAAGTCTTTACCCATTCCCTTCATCATGGGGAGTTGTTGAATCGGCATTCTGCTCTCCGGGGAAATAATGCCATTCGTTCAGATTGGCGAAACTGTTTCCACTGCCAGTTGGCATGCGTGACGGGTAAGGAGCTCTTTTTGCTCTGGCGATGGCGGTCTGCTTATAGAGAAGCTCCTTCCCATATTTAGCGGTTGTGATAATTTTGGCGGTAGCCTCAAGCGCATAATCCGGAGCAATTCTGCAAGCCAGATTGTGGAATACTGCGCTGATTGCGCTTGAGCGAAGACCGTGGTCGTCACCTTCGGCTGGCGGGTTATCATCATCTGAGAATACATACCCGGTAACAATGCCTTTCCCGTCCTGATACCACTCAGCCATCATCGCTTCAAGGTCATCTACGGCATCCTGCATAGACTGTGGCTCAACATCAGTGAGAGTTGCATCTGATGCTACACCAAGCTTACGCAGCGCCGCCCTGACCAGATCGCCTTTAGTCTTTATCTGCATCGCTTTCCGCCTTAGGCTTTGGTCCTGGCTTTTTGCGTTCTTTGGTTGCCGGTTCTTTCGGTCGCAGGCTTAGCAGACGATTCAACACATCATCTGCCGTGTGGCCGTCCCATTCCTTGCCAAACTCAATTTCCGTGCCTTTAGGCAGATGTTCAATTTCACTCTCTGGGAGGTGGTATGTTACCGCGCCTTCTGGGGTGTCGATGCCAGCTAACACCCATCCATCCCATTGCTCGCCGTCATGATGCTGGAAGCTCCACCATGCGCTTTCGCGGAAGGCATTCATTAGCGTTGAAAACAGGCGCACTCGATGTGCATATAGTTCGTTAAAGGTGTGGTATCCATCAGACACTTCACCCATGTCTTTCTTGACCACGCCTGACTCGCCGATTGGTTCGTCATTGGTCTCCGGCACTAGATTTGGATGCTTAACCCAACCATCGGCAAGGTGATCTTCTACGTCGCCGTCATCGACAACTTTAACCTGAACTTCCTTGCCCCATACCTTCGTTCCACGACCCTGCTTATATAGCATTACACCCATGTGTCACCTCAAATAAAAAAGGGGCCGAAGCCCCTGTTAGTTACGCAGTCTGACCAGGCAGGCCAACACCGATTGCTTCCGGTCGTGTCGCGTTTACGCCGTACCACAGCGCAATACGGCACAGGCCGGACAGGGTGGAAATATCCCCCTGCGTAGCGAAGATACCGTTCAGGCCGACATCCGGGATGCTGAATGAGGTAGTTTTCATACCTGCAAAAAGCTCATGGTTGGCCGGAATCGGCTGAGACACAATACGGATGGCGTCATCAGCCCAGAACACGTTGGTACGGGCATCCTTAACGTTCAGGATGTTCACCGCCATTGCATCAGCCAGTGAGGTGTTAACGTTGGCGTAGGCGCGTTGCTCAGGAGACAGAGAAACATCATCCAACGCAACTGGCTTCGGCGTGATTTCAACGTGAGTAGCGTCAACAACACGGACTACGGAGAAAGTAGCGTCCTGCGCCAGTACGTTCTTAGCCATCTGACCAAGGAACTTCACGCCAGTAAACGAAATTTTGTCGCCGCGTTTCAGGCCGGTAGTTGCAGACAGGGTGACGGTAGCAAAACGGTTATCAACGTTAACTTTGTTGCCATCGTTATCCAGTTG